GAGAGTACCAAACCAGCATCAAAGAATCTGTCCACTTTCTCTTATGTGAGCAGATTGAATTATTAGGCTTGAGCCATTTCTATAATTTTACAGAAAGATCGATTTCCGGTACAAATGGTTCACAATTCATATTCGCTGGTCTTAAAACTAATATTCAATCTATCAAATCATTAGAAGCTATAAATATCACATGGATAGAAGAAGCTCAATGCGTATCAAAGACTTCACTAGACTTTTTGATACCTACTGTAATAAGAATACCAGGAGCAGAACTGTGGTTTTCGTTCAATCCAGACCAAGAATCTGATCCTGTGTATTCTATGTTTGTAACAAATACACCACCAGCAAATGCTGTCGTAGTTGAGACAAATTATTTGATGAACAATTACCTATCTCAAGAGATGTTAGAAGAAGCAGAATCTCGAAGAATAAATGACTATGATGGATATCTTCATATCTGGATGGGACAATGCATACAATATTCTGCTTCCAGAGTATTGCATGGTAAATGTGTATCATATGGCTTTGAACCTAAAGAAGACTGGGCAGGTCCTTATTACGGTGTAGACTTTGGTTTTACTGATGCTTCTGCTTTAGTGAGATGTTGGTTCTATGATAATGTGTTGTATGTAGAGAAAGAGGCTTACAAGACGAATTTGGAGCAGGATCATATGCTTTCATATTGGTCCATGACTATACCAGACGTAGATCGTGTTAGAATTTATGCTGACTGTTCAAGACCAGAGACTATTTCATATCTGAGAAGAAATGGTATTCCTAATATCATAGGTTGTACAAAATACAAAGGTTCTGTTGATGATGGCATTTCATTCTTGCGTGGATGCAAACAGATAGTGATTCATCCAGATTGTACACATACATTAGAGGAATCAAAACTTTGGTCTTGGAAGATCGATGATAAGACAGGAGAAGTAATTCAACCTGCTGTTCTTAAACCTGGAAATGATCATACGTGGGATGCAATTCGATATGCATTTCAAGATGTTATCAAATCTAGTTATTCTGGTTTACTACAGTTCTACAAAAATCAAATTGAGGAAGTTAAAGAAGAAAATGAGATAAAAGATATTGATATGAAACCAGAACGGCAACTTACTACTCTTGATAAAATCAAATTAATGAGAAAAGAGTATGAGAAAAACAGAGTATAAATTTACCAAGTATAAATAGTATAAAGGAGAATATTATGGACAGAGAAGAACTTATGAAAGAACTAGCTGAAGCGTTGTATAATTGTATCAGTATAGTTTATGATAGAACTGCATTAAAAGGTCATGGAGATTTCATTCCCTGGAATAACTTAACACAAGAAGGTGCTGATTATTACAAAGCAATAGCTGCTGAGGTTGCTGCACGATTCTCTTTTCAACCTCTTTGTAGAATGACAGTAAGTGTTGATCCTGAATGGGATTTTGAAAACAATAATTTCAAAGGAATGTCAATTGTTTAAATCTATCAGTTTTTTTACGGGATTATTAGAAAAACAAAACGAGGCACTTATGAATCTAGAACAAGAAAATAAGATACTCAAAGACAAAATAAATAAAATTTTTAGAATTCTAGCTGAACCATACATAGCAGAACATTATGATACTATGGGAATTATATTAACCTTAGAAGATTTTTTAGTTTTACATAAAGAACATGTTAAGGATCATTTATGATCAAAGAATATATAAGAAAATGGTTGGATATTGATAAAAATGATACTCCTACTAATGATATTGAACGTGCAAATCCAGTTTCGAGTATAATGACACAAGCATATGCTCAAGGTGCTCCAATTACAGATGTTTCTACTAAGTTCGATACACCAAAAGCTGGAGGACAAAATACACAAGCTTTAGTTCCTGTAATTGGTCCTGATCCTGTTAACAACCAAACTCCTGAAGCTGTTCCTTTTGGTCCTTTGCAACCAATAGGACCATTCTATCAAGCACAGATGAAGGATCGTATTCGTGATTATAGACAAGGATTCAACCTTGAATATACTCCTGGATATACAAAAGCTAATACATTTGCTACTCTCAGAAACTTTGCTGATAATTATGATCTATTAAGATTGTGTATCGAAACCAGAAAAGATCAGATGTGTGGTTTAAATTGGGATATTAGATATAAAGATAAAACTAAAGATGCCGACAAAGATTGTGAAGCTGTTATAGATTTCTTTAAGTTTCCTGATGGAGAACATAATTTTTATAGTTGGATGCGTATGTTGCTAGAAGATATGCTAGTGATTGACGGAGTTGCTATTTATCCACGTGTTACAAAAGGTGGAGAATTATTGAGTCTTGACCCTATTGACGGTTCGTTGATTTCTTTGAAAATAGATGCATTAGGACGTAGACCAAAACCTCCTTCTACTGCATACCAACAAATATTAGTAGGATTACCTGCTGTTAATTATTGTGCGATAGATATGAGTCCAAAACCGATAGCAGTTCCTGGTTCTGAATTGATATATAATATCAGAAATCCTAGAACACATGCTCTGTATGGATTTTCGTATTGCGAACAGATTTTGATGATCATCAATATAGCATTACGTAGAGAAGTTAATCAATTGCAATATTTTACCGAAGGATCATTGCCAGATTTGTTAATAGGTCTTTCTGATGATCTTACTGCTGATCAAATAAACGATATGCAAGAATTGTTTGATACATTACTTTCTGGTAATACAGCAGAACGTAGAAAAACAAGATTCATCCCTGGAAAAGATGTTAAATTTTTTGATACAAAAGAACGTACTTTAAAGGATGATTTTGATGAATGGTTGGCAAGAATAGTATGTTATTGTTTCAGTCTACCAGCTACTCCATTTGTAAAGGGTAATAACAGAGCAACCGCTGATACAGCTAAAGAGAGTGCTGAAGAAGAAGGATTAGAACCTATCAAACGATGGTTCAAAGAACTTGTGGATATGATCCTTGCTAGATATTTTAGCCGTGATCTTGAATTCATTTGGGATGAAAATAACAGTATTGACCCACTTACACAGGCAACGATTTTTAAAACTTATCTTCAAGAGTATGTTATGAGTCCTGAAGAAGTTCGTGAAGCACTTGGTATGAAAGGTGATGCTCCTGTGAAACCATTACTTCCATTACTTGGTCAACCTAGTGTTGCTCCTGGAGAAGCTCCACCGGATGGAGAAAAACCATCCACTGAACCAGAACCAACACCAAAAGGTGTCACAAAATCTACAACACCTAGAAAGAAACGTAGTGAAGCAACAGAGAAAAAATAACATTAACGTAACACAATATTAGGAGGATTAACAATGGCAACTTCAGGCAAAGCAAATTTTTTACAAAATAAGTATTTCGATTTTCTCTTTCGAGCACAAACTTTTTCACCAGCAGCTACACTGTATGTAGCACTTTTCACAACTACTCCCACAGCTTTAGCTGCTAGTGGAACAGAAGTCAGTGGTGGATCGTATGCTCGTCAGTCTATTACATCTGGATTGACTCAGTGGGCAGGTACGCAAGGAGCTACAACTACTGCTGTTAGTTCTGGAACTGGTACATCTGGTCTTCAGACTTCTAACAATGCAGCTATTACATTTCCTACTGCTACCGCAGGATGGGGAACTGTAAATGGTTTTGCTATCTTCGATGCAGTTACAAGTGGAAACATGCTGTATTTTGCTCCATTAACTACACCACAGACTATTGCTGTTGGTAACATCGCATCATGGGCAATTAGCGCATTAGTAGTTAACGAAGTTTAATTTCAATCGAAAAATGGTTTTGATCCCAATACTATAGGGACAAAACCATTTTTATTTAGTGGACTATTATGGCAATAGCATTCGTACAAGGAAATAGTGGAAGTCCAACACAATCTGGTAGTTCAGGATCGTATGTATATACGTATACTGTAACTGGTGGTACTGCTGGTAATCTTGTATTTTTTGGTGTATTAAACGCATTCGTGTATACATGGACTAATTCTTCTTCTACAAATTTGAATTCTATTACACCTTTATATTCATATACCGCTGGTGGTGAATCAATATTAGTATATTCAGCTATTATTACTTCTGGTGGTTCATATTCAATTAGTAATAATACAGGATATGCATCATATATAGGAACTATATATGCTGCTGAATTTTCTGGATGTAATAATAGTTCTTATATAGATTCTTCTAGCAGTAATCTTGGATATTCAACATCAATAACAACAGGAAATTTAGTTACTGCTGCTGGCGAATTAATATTAGCATTTTGTTATGACGGATCATCATTTACTTCAGGACCATCTGGGTTTTCTAAAGTAGATGGTTCAACATTGAACATGGTTTATAATATAGAATCTTCACCAGGAACTTATAATCCTACTTGGGTAGGATCAAGTAATAATTCGTGGGGAGCATATGGAGTTTCAGTTAAAGTTTATAATCCTTATGTAAATATATCAGGATCATCTTTTGGTGTTGCTTCTGTAGTAGATAATAGATTTACACAATCAGTAGCATTATCTGGAGAAATTAATAGTATTGGATCGATGGCAGCAAATATGTATGGTCTTGCTGCTAATGTTCAAGGAACTGCTACTGTTAGTACTCCAAATATAATATTAACTGTTTTATTAGCAGGAATCGTTCAAG